AACTATGATGGACTGCGCGTCAACGCTTTTGGGACTAGGACCACGCACAGACGTGCATTCCGACAAGCACGCCACCCGGTATCACTTCCTGTGCGAAGTCCGGAAACACCCCAGGTATTGCGACAACCGGGAAAATGAAGACCACCGGGCATATCGTGACTTTTCAGACATTGATGTCCTTGTGGCTACTGCTCGCAAGCTTGGTTTCCTTATTGTTCCGATTGATCCACGTGACTGCGTGCTTGGGGACTTTGAATCACCAGTAGAATGGGGCCACGACGCCATTTTCTATATGTCCCCAGCCAAAGTGCGCGAAGAATGGGGCAAAGGTCCGGCAGCATACCGGAAGGCGCGCAACTACATGCTTCTGGAAATAGATGAATATGTATCATATTTGGCGGGTGACGTATTTGGCATAGAAGTGGGCACGTATCACGTAGATGAGACCAATGCTGAGTGCGAAGATGACGGCAAAGTCCTTGATGAGAGGCACGCAGAGGAAGTGTGGGGCATCGTTGGTTTAAGCTGGGCTGAGCAGGAAATGAATAGTATGATCCAGGGCATCCAGCAGCACCTTGCTAGGACATGCCCGGTATTGGTGGAAACTGCCGCATAGGCAAACGCAAGGAGTGGAAAATCATGACCCCATATGAACTGAGGCGCTTGTTCTTGAACGCGCATCCTTCCAGCCTTTTCTTCAGCAGGAACAACATGAAATTTGCTGGAGACACAATGCGTAATTTTGGAGTAAAGGACTGCGGTGACCGCTGGCTGCTATACCGCAAACGGCCCACGCTTTTTGGGGGTTTGCGTGGTTTTTATTTTGACAAGCAGACCTTCCGGATGACCCCTGGCCCGGAAGCGTGAAAAAATAAATTGTGAGATATCAAAGAAAGTCCTTGACTTCTCAGGCCCAATCCCTTAAAAGAAGGGCAAGTGTAGCAGAGAAAGTAACCAAGGAGAAAAAGATGAACACCCGCAAGCAACTCGATGAATTTGTGGCCTTCCCAGGTGAAATAATAGCCACCAAACAAGCCAGATATCAGCGCTTGGTCCAGCTCAAGGCAATATATCGTGAGGACCTTTCCCACATTAAAAGTGGCGGCAAGGTCTACAGATTATTGGCGCAGGAAGGGAAGGAAGAAGCAATCACCAGCATCGACAGACGTGTGCTGATCAGCTTGATGCGCAGTCTCCGGACCTTTGCGGAATCACCTATCAAGGACTATTCCACTGAATACTACAGTGCGTGTGGAATGGATGACTATCAGTGCGATTTGCGCCACTCTGCCCGTATTCAGGCAATTTTTCTCCAGAGAATGATTTTCAACCAGTAGGGGGTGGACTGTGTTTGGAATGATAGTAGGTCCGGCAGGATATAACCACGCACCGCAACAAAAGGAACAGCCCATGCGAAGCAGCCCATGGAATAGTATGACCAAACGCCAAATCAACGCACGCTTCCGGCAATCGGACACGTCTCACCTGTGGCCTATATCCGGAAGGTTCAACGTCACAGAAAGGGCAATCAGGAAGGTCCGGAAGTGGCAGCGTGATTCCGGAGTGTTCCTGGAAGGGGTTGAATATGCCTATTTTCTTGAACGTGAAATTTCAGACATAGTAAACAAGGCGGTGTGATATGTCCAACAGAAAAGTGGAAGCGCTGGAGTGGTTTATGGCGAATGAACAACGTATATCCAGAGCCATTATGGATAATCTGATTGACGTTGTGGCTGAGTCCGATGTTACTCCATTCGTGGCGCTTCCGATTGCGTTGACCAGAGTGGCGAATGCGTGTGAGGCTGTGGCCAGGGAAAAAGTTCAAGCCAAAACCCAAGGAGTGAAGTCATGAGCCTTCCGGAGCATTTTTTCATATCAGAGTGTGACGGCAACCTTTACGACACACGAAAGGAAGCGTGGCACAAACGGCCACCGCTTCGCTCCAACTACAGGCACACTCACCGCCATATCAGCAGCGCTGCGGACCTGAAGGCCACGTTGCGCGCTGGGCAATACGCATGGCCCGGTGGATACCAGATGTATTTCATTTCCAACGATGGCTATGCGGTGTCTTTTAATGGTGTGTTGTCGGACTTCCGGACCCAGCTGGCGCAAGTAAAAGGGAAGGCGCTGAACCGTATTGTGGCCGTGGACATAAACTATGAAGACACGGACCTTTACTGCGACATCACTGGTGAACTTATTCCAGCAAGTTATGGAGAATGATATGGCGAAAGGACTATTGTGCTTTGTGTATATAAACAAGCGGTGCGGCGACAGTACGAATGGCGGCATCAGCAGTAAGTATGCTGAGCTTGTACTCACGGATGGAAACACAGACAATATGGTGGAAGGTTGCTTTTCTCCGGACGTAGACAACGTGATATACTTATACCACAGGAAGCACTACAATGACTTCATAGCAGCGCCCAAGGACTATGGACAGAATGGGCCGCATTATATGTTTGGCGGCAACTTCCTGTATAGTAGTGACTCACGCTTCCCATTGGCACACCCTGTAAAGATATTTGATAGGCAGGAATGATATGGAAAATGTATTGCTTCCCGTGGAGTGTTGGCGCTGTGGAAGGCCCATAGAACACACCGTTGTTATAGAAGATAGAGTGCGGCAACCCCAACCCACCCGTAATGAATGGACCGTGGCGGCACTCTTTGATCTGGCTGTCGTGGTGGTATGTTTCGGCGGCACGGTGTTACTTTGTATACTGAAATAGGGGTGTCCATAACTTGCCGGATGCCAATATATTTGGTTTGATTATTTAAATGGGGGTGGAAAAAATGACAGTAAAGGACTTGGATGCGCGCCTACGTTTGTTGGAATCGGAAGAAAAAATCACCATAACTGCGGGTGAAGTCCGGGCACTTTTGAACTACGGTATGGCCAAAGTTGCTACAGAGTTGGGCCAGGAAGCGGAAAAACAATTGGTGGAGTATAAGCGGGTGGGCCTGAGCGGTGCTTCTATTCCGGACTTCCTTGCGACATCGTCCACTCTGGACTATATCAAAAGGCATACCCACTATGGTACTGTGGATGAGTATGGCGCGTGGCAAGTTGATATGGAAATAGTAGATTGATGCGGCCCAATACTATGGCGCGGCAAAGAAGGGGTGGGACAAAAAGTCCTGCCCCTTTTGTTTTGGCCGTTTGCGGTGGCGTAGGGGTGCTGGGTGTCCGGAAGGTGGCCCGGAAGGTTTGCGTGCTAGGGCAGTGGAAATGATTTGGAATGAAGCGGGGGTCCTGGCCCTGGTTGTAGCGCCTTTCGTGCGTGTTGCGCTCCTTGGTGCTGTCGGTGGCCTATAGGGATTTGTGGCGACGATGCAAATTGTGGGGAAAAATGGCGCTTTTATGGTCCGGTGATGGCCCTGCTGGCATTTCCGACTGCCGTGGTCTGGATGCCTGCGGGTCTGTGGTGAATGTGGCCTTCCCTGCGGTCTGGGTACGTTTGGTGGTGAATGTGGCCTTCCCTGCGCATCTTCTCATACCTCCAGTGTTTGTGGCCTTCCGGACCCCTTGCGCCTTCCGGGTCCGGGCCCAGGGGTCCTGCCAGCATGAATCGGGTCCTGTCAGGTCCGGGTCCGGGTCCGGGGGTCCTGTCAGGCCTGAAAAGGCGCTGCCAGCATGAATCAGGTCCGGGTCCGGGTCCTGGTAAGGGGTCCGGGTCCTGACAGCACGCTGCAGCGCCAAAAAGGCGCTGTCAGTTCCGATCAATCCGGACTTTCCTAGTCTACTTGCTGCGGGTCCGGGTCAATCCGGACTTTCCTAGTCTACTTTTTTCATTCGGACCCCTTTGGTCTACTTTGGCGCAATCCGGACCTTCCTGGTCTGATTGCGTTTTTTTATTTTTTCTTTTTTTAGTTATCCGGAAGGCGCAGAGAAGGCAAATTCACACACCGCATATTTGCCATCTATCTGTGCTTTTCTGGTGACTTTTTCTTGAAATCAAAATAGTTCAAAAAAGCACAAAATCAAGGAAAAGTGCAAATCCGTGCCTAGAAAGTGGCATCATATAAAGTGGTTCTAGCGCGTTTCAAGGGCTATGATATGCCTGGGTGGAGGTATTTGCGGATTTGGCCATTTCTGTTGGCGAGCGCGTTTCATGATAGAAGTCAAGCGCAAATATCCACTTTTTTCCAAAAAGTCTATGATATTTTTCTATCATAAGCATAGAAAAATATCATACAAATATTTTGGTCTTCTTGGCCTAATTAGGTATAGAACACTTGACGTTTGTGTGGAAAGTCCGTAGAAAAAAGGCATCTACACCACATCCACACCGGGTCCGGAAGGGCCAAGGAGCAAACCATGAATCTAAGCAGGTACGAGTACATCACCCAGGAAGCCACACGGACCTACTCCAGCTGGACGTATAAGGAAAAGGCCCTTTTTCATCAGACCAACCGCTGGGGCCTCAAAGCACGCCGCAGAGCCACCGATGACCGTATCAGAGAATTGGTGGATGCGGGCCACGTAAAGTCCGGTGCCCTTCTCGCATACGGGTCCTTGAACTTCTACCATACAGACAAATTGAGTGCCATGGCCCATGACGCGAAGTCCGTCAAGCGCATCGACTTTGAATGCCTCTGTGAATCCCTTCTTTATGAAATTGCGGAAGCCAAAAAATTCATCGCAGGGGTGGAGGCCCGGATTCAAGCAGAGGAAGCGGCAATTCAGGCAGAGCTCAAGAAGGAAGACGATGAAGCGGCAAAGGCCCATGAAGCGGCAGAGGCAGAAAAGGCCCTTCACCGCGCCAGATACCGCCAGGACCTAGAAGCACTTCAGAATTACGTGACGGACCTCACAGAGTTTTTGAAGGCCCTTCCGGAAGCGGGCAAGGAGCATGACGGCCACCGCTTCCGATTGATGGAATGCGTAGACGCTCTGCGCGAAGCAGGCCAAATCAACGAATAACGCACAGGGGGTCCGGAAGGCCCGGACCCCTACCAAGGAGAAAAATCATGGAAATAGACGCCAGCACCATCACCATCCTGCATACCTACGAAACGTCAAACGGACGCTTCCGCTTCACGCTTTTCGGAATCACAGACGCTGCAGGGATGGTCCTTTATACCATCCGGAAGCGCACCGCACACTTTCTTGGTGAGACCGGGTATTTGCGCCGCACCGATGCCGATGGGACGCAAACGGAAGTCACGGACCCGGATTGGCAAATCACGCTTGAAGAGGAAGAAACCAACCATATTTGGGACCTTCACGCCACATATCGCGCTGTATAACTTACACAAACTCAAGGAGAAAAAAAATGGACGCACAGACCCAAATCGCAATTTTGAAGCAAATCCTTCCCTACGCACTCGGTGCGGACTTCGGACCCGATACCCTTCACGGCCACACCATCGGATTTGAGCTTAAAGAATGGCCCAAAAATACGCGTGTAATTCGTGAATTTACTTCCACACCGCTGCCACTTAGTGCGCCTTTTAACAGCGTATTTTCGGAAGTCCGACTGCGGGGCACAATCGGTGATACTCCGGATGGCTACGATGAATTTCCGGTGCAAATAGGACTTCGGTGGCAGCACCTCGATGGCGGGTCAAACGGGTCCGACATCGGGTCCTTCTACTTCCGACCCGGCAAAAACGTCCTTTTTGCCTATAGAATGGTATCCAACGCCTATACCGTAGTTTACATTTAACATACTACACACAAGGAGTAACACAAATGAACGCCAACTTCCGGACTTCCTCCATAATAAATGCGGCCCTGGCACTCTCCAACGTCCCAAATACGTCCAAGGACTTCCACAAAGACGTAAGGAAGGCCCTCTGCTTCGCAGTTACGCTGAAATTGGCCCAATATCCTTACCTCTCGCAGATGGACGCCAACATAGTGGCAGACTATTTCACCGCTCCCACCGTAAAAGTAAAGAAGGCCCTGCGCCTTTATAAAGTCGTCATTCGTCTCTGGGATTCAGAAAATAACGCATACATGGACCCCGTATTGGTCCGCACGGACTTCGCAAAGAAGGCAGACGCCATCCGGTATGCCAAGGAAAAGGTCCGTGAAGTAGGTCCGGACGTAGGCGCAGAGGCTTACATCTCGCGTGATGCGGAAGCGGGTCATGCAGAGTATGACGCTTGCTACAATACCATTTCGGGTCTCACCGTATATTAGCACCATAAACCACCCAAGGAGCAACGCAACTATGACTATCCACCGATTCACCCGCTTGGTCTTCATCTCTGTTAATACGTTCACCATTCTGGCGCTTTACGCCATGCGCTAGTAACCAAAGCAAAAAGCTTATTTCCTGAAGGGGGTCCGGCATACGGGCACCCCTTCTTTTTTGTGGCCGTAACCATAATAGGAATGGTTATGATTAGAACGGCTATCATGTAGGCCTGCCTGAAGGTCCGGTCTGTGCCTTTCCCATAATAGGAATGTGTATCAGAAAGTGGTGGAGGGCAAAACGGGTCAGACGTAGGGAAGGAAGAAAGGAAGCGCCCAGAGGAAGCCAAAGAGGAAGGAAGCGGAAGGAAGCGGGTTGGGGAAGGAAGCGGGGGTCAAAGCGGGGGGGTCTGGAAGTAGGGGTGGCGGGGCCATCCCACCCCCGGTCCGATTCCGCCCGGACCGCTTCGGGGAAAATCCGCCTACCACTTTTCCATCATATTTGCCGTTTCCCGTCACGCCTCCATCGGCCATACCGTACCCCAAATCATCCGCTAGCACGCCGCCCCCACCAGGTTCCATTGGCAGGCCCCACACCCCCACCCCACACACCAACGTGGCCTGGCCCCCACCGGGCGGGACCCCCACCTCACGACTCCGAGTCAATAAAACGGGTATAGAATAATGCTACTTGGGCAGGTGTGGGTAGGTAGGCGAAAATAAATACCCCCCCCCCTGGTTAATAGGCGGCGGGGGCGAAAATAGGCAGATAATGGGATATATTTTGGGTAGGGTAGCTGTTTCGGAATAATGGTATGATTTCCGTATTCCAGGAGCACATAATAAATGGCCTACTTTCCCGCACTCCGTACGCGGTAAAAGCAGAGTTTCTTTTGGGACTTGTTATGGTAACTGCTTTTTTACTTTTTAACGATATTTTCCTATGATTTGAGTTGTTAAATGCGGGCCCAGATAAAGTGGGTATTTTTTAGGGGATATTTCTTTATGGTACGGAAGAAAAGGAAATGGCCTAGCATTTGGTAACTAGGCCATTTAAGCGGGGGAGGGGTAAAACGGGGCAAGATTGAGAATAGAATTGCGCGGGGGTGGTAATGATTTGATTTAGGGGTTATGTTCCTTGAAGTATAATGGGGCGCAATTATGTTTGGCGCATACCTCGTCATCACGCGTTAAAGCCCTACACAAACCCTTATAGTACCAAGGGCATTTAGCAGCGAATTCATTCCAAGCGTCTTCTTCTGCTTGATTCTGTTCTTCGCGCTTGGCGTCATTATATCCGTCACGCCATTCGCGGCGTTGTGCCTTGGTCAATATTTCGTCATAGTCGTTTTCAACCATTCCGCTTTCAAAGGCTTCCCAGCCTTTTTGATAGTAGTTTATGTTTCCCATTACTTGCCCCCTGGGGCTAGTTTGTCCGCTAGGTAGTAGATTTCTTCAAGGTAACACTTACGCGCCTTGCTCCATTCTAGGGCGATGTGCGTGGCGGCTTCGCGTAGTTCATAGTTTTCTTGTTTAAGGTCTGCGTTTTCCTGTTCCTGTTTTTGGTAGTCTTCATAAGATACCAACGGGCCTTTAGGGTCTAACGCGGTACAAGGTACGGGGCCAAAAGGGTAATCGCAATCATCGCGTAAGGTGGTATTGTAGCGCCGTACATACTTGTATGTTTCCTGCTCGCAAGGAACAAATGGAAGATCGCCAAAGATGGCGGCAAAGGCTTTGTCTTTACTCATTCCCAAGAACCTTCCCATTGCTTACGGTTATGGATTTTGTCTTCCTTGATTTCATCGGCTACAACCACGTCATATGTACAGCACATAGACCGGAGTTCAAATGAGCCCATTCCGTTTGCTACGCCTACAACCGCGTAATGATGGCCCCTATCAAGAACGTGGCCCTGTACTTCTGATTCGCCTAGAATGCCGTCAACCCAACCCACTACGCGCTCATTGGTATCCAGGTTGACCCCGGTGACGAAGTATTCTTCAAGGAAGGTTCCGTCAGCGTGCGCGGTAGCGGCGATGAAAAGAAGTACCAGAATCAAGAGTTTTGTTTTCATAAGTGCGCCCCTATTCGTAATGTTCTATTACGGCCAATTCCAATTTACGTTGTGCGCACGCAAACAACAAGTGCGCGGTTTCTACGTTTCCGGCCCCCATATGAAAAATATCGAGGGTAGCGCCTTGAAGGACCAGGGCGCAATCATTGACGTTTCCGTATTCCCCTGAATCAATTTGATCGGCTATGAGCCGCAGGGTGGTTGAAATGTCCCGGTAGTTACTTTCTTGAAGAGGTACCACCTTGAGCTTCGGTTCTTCTTTTTCAGGCACCCCTATTTCATCTACAATGACGTGCGTGGGCGTTTCCCCTTGAATAGACGGCCCCCAGTCGTCATCGTCTTCGATGTCTTTTAAAATCATCTCTTCTCGTTTTCCGGCATAGAACCAATCACGTTGTTGGGCGGAAATAGGCCCCTCATATTCTTCTATGTCTATGTTTTGTTTAAAGGCACAAGCGCCCAACCAACGCCAGTATTCTTCCTCAGAAAGTCCGGGGGATCGCAAAGGGCGCTTTCTCATAGCTGCTCCCATTCTCCGTTTTCAAAGTATTCCATAGTGGTAGCCCCGGCGTCAGCCATAGCGAAATCTAAGGGACCAAAAGCCCGGTCCTCAGAATCGTGAAGGCGTTCTTTCGTCATTCGGCCTTCGTAGTAGATGTCCCCGTCATCGTCTTTAACGCGCCATTTGATTGTTTCTAGGGTCGAAAACACCCCTTCCTCGTAATCCCGACTGGCGCGGCCTTCCCGGTTGCTGTACTGGTCTTTGATATGGTCTATGTCTATGATCCACATACGCTAACTCTCCCCGGAAGAGTATGCCTTTCAACCTCTTCCAAAAGTTTTTGAAGGGCCTTGGGACCTATAATGATATTTCCGTCTTTCGTCATCAGCATATCTGAAACCAAAGTTTCTCGCCACCCGTACTTTTTCAAGAACTTCTTGCGTAGGCGTTTCTTCCGATGCGTCCGGACGGGAACGCTTTCATAATGGTCACAGGCATCGTTTATGAAGAGCTTATGGCCCATAAACTCCCGATGGTACTTTATCATACAAGCCCCCTACATACATAAATAGGCGCGGAACCAAAACCCGCCTACGATAGCGCATAAAGCCAAAGCCAGTAGTGCTACAAAACGACTAGAAATCATCTTCACATTCCTCCTTTTTCCTCCTGCGCCGCGTCCTCCATTCTGAGCAAAGATGCGTGATTAGCAACACCGGAAAAGTGATTGAAAACAAAAATATGAAAGTCCAAGAGCTACGCTTTTTGGGAAGTTCCGTGAGAAAAGCGTAGAGGCACAACAAGAAGTAAACCATCAAGAGAGAGTAAACGTAGTCCATCATGAGCGTTCCTTTAGTGTAGTTGGTGGTGTAGGTAGACATACACTTCTTGATGTTTGGTTGCTTCGTCTATTTCCGGACAACACTCACAAAAGCCGGACAACACGTGTCCGGCATACATCGTACCTTCCCCGTTACAGGGGGCCACGTGGACCTCCACGACCCGCCCCCTGCGATCAAATAATGTAAAAGTTCCCCAAGCCATTATACGCGCCGCCTGTTCGCTGCGTTCCACGTTCTGCGGGCTAGTACCAATCCGGAGGTTTGCCCGGCTTCGTCGGCCCATTCCGCGTCATAGTGGGAAAGCAAGTCTATCAGCGCTGTGAGCAGTCTTCCCCAGGCACTCCGCATACCTTTAGAAAACATCATTTGTTTCGTCCGCATCAAAAAATTTACGTCTTCGGCCAGGGCCAATGCGGCGTTTATGATTGTTGTTTCGGTCTTCGGGGCCTTCGGGAAATACGGGTCAGGCAGAAGGCTTTGAACATTGCCGTGATACTTCCTTACCTCTTCCCTAGCAGACTCCAACCAATTCACTACCCGGATTTGAGATTTAGCGATCTTGCCCCGGTTGGCGGAACTTGCGTGCTGAAGGGTTACGTTCATTGCCTCTTCGATAAAGTTAAGAATCGTGTGAAGCCGTCTTGTTGTCATAGGTATTCCTCCTGTTTGAAATATACTACAAGACGCGGATAATTTCTATTGGTTTTTGATCGGATAGACTTTTGTTGACCCTTCGCGGTATAATGATGAAACGGAGGATAATTATGCCCAGAACAGTATTGCCTACAAAGACTGCGACACGAAACGCGGCCCCTACCCGGTTATTTGAGCCGACAGCAAAGCCCAGGCGGTCCTTGCCTCCTGCTACGCCGCCCGACCAGAAACCAAAGAAGGGGCGTGGCCGTCCAACGAACAGGGACCGCTTTGCCGAAAAGATCCAAAAGAATAAGGCTTCCAAGAACTCAGAGAAAAAGCAAGAAATGGATGAAATGTACCGTCGCGTGAACGGGGTAGGTATAGATGAGATGTTTCCGCGAGACATGCCCAACCGTCTGGCGGAAATACAATCCTATCTGGGAACGCCTACGCCGAAGATAATCACGGACGTTCCGGAGCTTTGGAAAAACCCGCCGATGTTGGACGGGGATTTCCTGAAAGCGTCACACCCCTCCATAAGCCCTCCGTTGATTCAGGCGATATGCTACGGGGTAGAGCGCGGAATGAGCCTAGCCTCCATTTGTCGTTACCTGGGCCTGGATTACAAACGAATCTTTGATTGGCGTCGGGAAGGCGCGGCCCGACAATCAGGTTTGAAGTATTACCTGTCCCGTGGAATCGAGATCGCCCGGACCCGCTTTGAAATGACGTACTTGGATATCATCCAACGTGCCGCCTTCGGCCTAGACCCCACCGTGTCGATTAAGACCAAGAAAGTTATGGGCGAAATCGTAGAAGAGAACATGGAATTCAAGACCGGCAAGATCAACCCGGAACACGCGAAGTGGTTGCTTGAACGCCGTCTGAGAACTATGTACGCCCCAGCCACAGTAGACCCCAATATGGCGAATACTATGGACAACGACTTTGAGGACACAGAGGAAGTGAACGAAGACGATGCGTTGCGCGGGGTAGACGCTTCTGTTATGGGGTTTACCCCAGCCATAGACGTTGAGGCCATAGAAGGGTCCACGGATGCTGAATAATCCATTCGCTATCACAAAGCGGATGTATCCCTTACGTCCGCACCCGATCCAGCAAGCCTTGTGGACAACCCCTTGTAGGTTCACAACGGTTCCCGCTGGGCGTCGTTCAGGAAAGACGGAATTGGCGAAGCGAAAGATTGTTCGTGAAGCCTATAAGTCCTTGGTTCGCCCTCACAAGATATGGGACACCCGGTATTACTTCGCGGCTGCGCCTGTACGAGATCAGGCCAAGCGTATTTACTGGAACGATCTCAAGACCATGTTCCCGCCGAAGTTAATGGAAAAGCGCCCTTCGGAGTCGGACCTCAAAATATACCTGAAGTGGAAGAGCCAGCGGGTGGAAGTCCACGTAATCGGTATGGACAAACCGGAGCGCATAGAAGGTTCCCCGTGGGACGGCGGGGTGCTAGACGAATATGCCAATATGAAGCCCCAGGCGTGGGGCGCGAACGTGCGCCCAGCCCTTTCGGACAGACGGGGCTGGTGCTGGCTCATAGGTGTTCCGGAAGGCCGAAACCACTACTATGAGATGGACCTGAAGGCCAGGGCCGACACTACGGGTATTTGGGGCAGCTTTCACTGGAAGTCTATTGATATTCTTCCCCCCGAAGAAATAGAAATGGCCAAGCAGGACTTGGACCCATTGACGTTCCAGCAGGAATATGAAGCGGACTTCGTTCACTTCTCTGGCCGCGCATATTACTCCTTTGAGGATCGCTACAACTGTTCCAAAAACCTTCGCTATGACCCCAAAGAGCCGTTGATATTCTGTTTTGACTTTAACATTGCCCCCGGCGTGGCGGTTGTTTGTCAAGAGCAGTACCTTCCCGGTCAATACGAGTGGCGTGCCCCAGAAGGGTCGAAGGTTTTACAGAAACACGCCGTATTCGGAACCGGAGTCATCGGGCAGGTAAACATTCCCAGGAACTCCAACACCCCGGCTGTAGTTCGGCGGCTTTTAAAGGATTGGGGAAACCATTCTGGAATGGTTTATGTGTACGGCGACGCTACGGGCGGCGCTGGCGGTACGGCGAAGGTGACGGGGTCCGACTGGGAAATCATTAAACAGATGCTACACGCCAAGTTCGGAGACTCCCTGCGGATAAAAGTGGGCTCTTCCAATCCGGCAGAAAGGGCCAGGGTGAATGCGGTAAATAGTCGTTGCCGTAGCCAGTCCGGCGTAGTACGCTTGATGGTGGATCCGCATAAGTGCCCTGATGTGGTAAAAGACTTTGAAGGTGTTCGTGTTTTGGAAGGCGGCGCAGGGGAGCTTGACAAGAAGTCTGATCCATCCCTTACCCACTGGACGGACGCTTTGGGCTACTACGTGGAAGCGGAATTTCCTGTCAGGAATCGTGTTATTTACGATATTGAACTTTTGAACAGATACTAGGAGGAAACCATGCCTGCGTTTGATGAGAAAGAATGGCAAGCCGAATCGGATGCCCGAACCCTGGCGGAAGCGGAACGGATCAAATCGGACCCCAGAAGAATGTCTGCGGCAACGTCCAAGATTGACGTACAAGTCAAGAAGCTGGAAGAGGAAAAACAGGCGTTCCTCAAGGTAGCCAAAAACGCCAATAACCCGCGTGGTGGGCTTCTGTCCCGTCCGGTTAAAAAGTAGGAGCAACGGAAATGCCTGTAAACAACGAACACAAACAGTACAAGAGCCGCAAAAGGCAGTGGGGCGTATGTCGGGATTTCTTTGAGGGGGAAGAACGTGTAAAGAACCAAGCCAAAGAATACATTCCCCGTCCTACCGGGATGGCGAAGGACACGGACTATGCCGCGTACGTGGCCAGGGCTTTCTTTTTCAACGGGGCCGAACTTACCAAAGAGGGATTGTCTGGCGTTATTATTCGGAAAGCGCCCACAATTACGCTTCCGGCCCGCATTGAGGCGATCAAGGATGATATAGATTACGAAGGCAACGGCCTTCGCTCCTTTAGCAAGCAGTGCCTAGACGACCAGTTTCAAGTGGGCCGTTTTGGCGTTCTAGTGGACGTGTCCAAAGACGGGCGACACTTCCTTCGCAAGTACCCCGCCGAAGACATCATTAACTGGAAAAACGACATGTCTCTCTTGGTTCTTCGGGAGATCGAAGAAGTGGAGGAAGATAGGTTCACCATCAAGGAAGTTACGCGCTACCGGGAACTGCGAATCAACGAAGACGGCGTGGTAGAAGTAACGATCCACGAAACTACTATGGGCTTGGCGAAAGAGGCTGCGGTGCTAACCAGGGCTGGCCGTCCGCTCACCCAGATTCCCTTTTTCTTCTGTAACGTAACCCACAGCAAGCCCGAAGTCGAAAAGCCGCCGATGTTGGACTTGGTTAAGAAGAACGTGGAACTGCTTCGTGTGGGCGCAGACTACGCCAACTCTCTGTACTTCACAGGAAACCCTTTCTTGTATGTAATCGGGGCGGATCAGTCCGAAGTGGACAAGATCGTTTTGGGTTCTTCCAAGGCGGTAGGTATCGCGTCCACTGACGCCAGGATCGGCTTTTGCGAGTCGCACGGCCACGGCGTAAATCCCAACAAGCAGCGGTATGAAGACATTCGCTTGGAAATGGTCCTTATGGGTACGCGCCTTCTTGAGCCATCCAGGGCCGGGGTAGAAACCGCACAGGCGGTCCTGTTAAAGCGCACAGGCGAAGTTTCGGTGCTTACCAAGATGATTGTAGCCCACAACGCTACAATGGTAGCGGCTCTTCATTTCCTGAACTGGTGGATGGGCGGCACTCTTGAAGAAGAGTTGGAATTCACACTGAATATGGATTTCGTGGACATCGTACTCGACGCCAACACCATCGTAGCCCTGAACAAGCTCGTATCCTCTGGGCTTATGTCTTTCGATACGCTGTTCTACAACCTGGCGCGGGGCGAACTCATCCCCGAAGGTCGGACGGCGGAAGAGGAAAAACAGGCGATTCTCGATGGGACCCCATTTCCTTTGGATATGAACGAGGATGAGGATACTGGGGACACCGGGGATGCGGAATTGTCGTTGACTCCGGAGGTATAGTCCATGGCCTCTGTTAATATCTATCTTATGGACGTTTTTATTGCCCATACGGTAGACTTGATGCGGGTGTCTGAGGATATGCGCCTTACGATCACGGGACTTCTCCTTGAGCTGGAGAAGTCCCTTATGGAAGGGCTGGCGTCGGAAACGATAGGGGCGCGAACCAAACGACGCATGGAGGCGTTACTGGTACAGGCCAGGGCTCAAACAGCGTCCACATATAGTAGCATAGAGGCCAGCCATTCTTCCGCTCTGCTTTCCGTAGCCGGGGCGGAAGTGGCCTTTTTCAACAGCGTTCTAAAGAAGGGCCTGGGCGCAACCTTTCCGTCCATATCGCTAACAGAAGAACAGCTTTTGGCAATATCGTCCAACGTACTCATAGAGGGTGCCCCGTCTTCGGAGTGGTGGAAGACGCAGAAACAATCCTTCCAGCAGCGGTTTACCAGAGAAATGCGGATGGGCTACCTTCAAGGCGAGTCCGTAAAGCAATTGACGGAACGGGTCCGGGGCCTGTCCACAAGCCGCAAGGTACAGTACAGAGGAACGGAAGGAAACCTTAAAACCACGCCATACTATTCGGGCGGGGTGTCTTCAGTGGCCATACGGCAAGCGGAAGCCCTAGCTAGAACTTCTGTCCAAACCGTAGCGGAAGACGTGCGTATGCGCATCATACACCAACATGAAGATGTAATGAAAGGGATGATGTGGCACGCTACTCTCGATGACCGAACTACTCCATTGTGTAGGGCGCGGGACGGTAAGTTGTACACCATAGAAGGTAAGCCTATCGGCCATAACCAGTCTTTTCTAGGCGGTCCCCCGGCACATTGGAACTGCCGTTCTACGTTGGTGCCTGTTACGAAGTCGTGGGCGGAATTAGGGTTCAGCCCAAAGATAGATGAGATTTATGATGATTTCGTTAAAGGCGGAAAGCGCCCCTCTATGGACGGGGCTGTTCCTGCGTCTACTACTTATGGGGATTGGTTCGGGCGACTCTCCGAAAGCCGTCAGAAGGATATTCTGGGGAAGCGGCGTTGGGACGTTTGGAAGGAAAAAGGTCTATCATTTACGGATTTGGTAGACCAGCGCGGACGCCCACTTTCTGTGGCATCTTTAAAAAGAAAGTACGGTATGGAAGATTGACGACCATCTGATTTTTCTATATTATGAAGTCTACTACTGCTGAACTGGCAGGACTGTTTTATTTTATTTAACGTCGGGCTGGTGGCCCGCAAGCAGGCCGGGAGGGTCTATGAAGGTGAAGGCTTTTGTGAAATCTCTGGATGAGGTTTCGGAACCGTATCGTGAACTTTATGTGGAAGACGGTAATGGCGGCTTTAAGCTGGATGCGGAAGGCGTCGAAGATGTTACCGGATTGAAGAACAGCCTGACGGCGGTTCGTGAAGAACTCAAAACGCTCAAAACCGAATACACCAAGTACAAAGACCTGGACCCGGAGAAGGCGCGGGAAGCGCTGAGAAAGATCGAAGAACTGGGCGACAAAGACCTTTTGGATGCCGGCAAAGTTGACGAACTCGTCACCCGCCGTACCGAAAGAATGCGCATGGACTTCGATTCCCAGGTGAAGGCCCTTAAAGGCGCTACAGAAGAAAAGGAAAACGTCATCAAGACGCTGTCCCAACGACTGGAAAAGCACCTTATCGAACAGGGCCTGGTAGCGGCGGCGATGGAAGTGGGAGTTCCCAGGAAATCGGCTCTTCAGGATATTACTTCACGCGGAAAGCAGACATGGAAGCTGGACGAAAATGGAAATCCCATTGCCCTGGCTTCTGACGGTTCCAAGATTTTCGGAAAGGACGGGAAAGCCCCCATTACGATGGTTGAATGGGCAGACGGTCTGATGGGAGAGGCCCCCCACCTTTTTGAGCCTTCTACGGGCGGACCCAACCCGCCAAGGCGTCCCAAGAGTCCGACAGGCGATGCGCATTTGTCCCCAACAGAAAAACTTAAAATGTCCAGGCAGTCGGCTTAATTGGAAGCCTAGCCGGGCAGGAGGAAAACAACTATGGCACTTACCCTTATTGAGGCCGCAAAACGGACGGATGATCTGGTCCGCCAGGCTATCATCGAACTGTACGCTTCCTCTTCGGAAGTCTTGCGCGTTCTTCCGTTTGAATCTATCCCTGGCAATGCCCTGCGGTACAATCGGGAAGAAACCCTGCCCGGCATCGGCTTTCGCGGAATCAACGAAGGCTACACCGAAAGCACCGGCATCTTGAACCCCATCACCGAAACGCTGTCCATTGCTGGCGGCGATCTCGACGTGGACAAGTTCATCATCGACACCATGGGCATGGACCAGCGCTCGGTTCAGGAAGCCATGAAGGTCAAGGCCCTCGCGCTGAACTGGACTCTTCAGTTCATCAAGGGCGACTCCACCACCAACCCCCGCGTGATCGACGGTCTTCAGACTCGCGTCACCGGCAACCAGCTGATCGCTGCCGGTAATACGGCCAACGGCGATGCCCTGTCCCTCGTGAAGCTGGACGAACTGATTGACCAGGTTCAGAACCCGACCCACCTGATCATGAACAAGACCATGCGCCGTCTGCTCACCCAGGCCGCTCGTGATACGACTGTCGGCGGGTTCATTACCACGACCAAGGACGAATTTGGTCGCCAGGTGTACCAGTACGCCGACCTGCCCATCCTGATCGTCGAAAACGACAACACGGATATGCAAATTCTGTCCTTCAATGAAGCGTGCCCTGCGGGCGGCACCAACACCGGAAGTTCCATCTACTGCGTCAGCTTCGCGGAAGGTATGCTGACTGGTATTGAAAATGGCGGAATCGACGCACGCGACCTGGGCGAACTGGAAGCCAAACCCGCGTTCCGTACTCGTGTTGAATGGTACGCTGGCCTGTCCATTTATCATGGTCGTGCCGCTGCTCGTTTGTGGGGCATCAAGAACGCCGCTGTGGTAAAGTAATCCTTTTTTGACCCCTTTCTGGAGGTAATTCATATGGCAGAATCTGTTAAGGGCGCACGCTTGGCCCCTTTTGTTAAAGCCGGGCAGTTCGACGCGCTGATGAGCTTTAAGGATGCCGGTCTTGTGGCCGCTTCCGCCGCAGCGCAGGTAGGCGGGTCCGCGAAGGTCGTGGATATGGGCACGGGCCTTTTCCAGGGTTGTATGATCGTTGACGTGTCGGCTATTGAGGCCGCTACCGACGAAAAATACACAATTTGCGTACAGCTGTCCACCGATCCGGCCTTTGCCGATGACGCCACGAGCGTTACGGCGGTTATGTTGGAATTGGGCTTCGCTACCCCGCTGCTTCTGGGCGCAACGTCCACCCCCGGTCGTTACAAGATGTATTTCGATAACGAGCACGATGGCGTGCTATATCGTTATGCTCGCGTGTATACGGTAGTTGTGGGAACCATCGCCACGGGTATCAACTACAGCGCGTACGCTGTCCCGATGAAGTAAACATCGGAAACCAATCTACTTAGGGGGCCAAGCGGCCCCCTAGTTTTAAAGGGAGAGTGTATATGGAACAGGTTAAAGTATATGATCACGCGGGAAACGAGTTTCTGGCCCCCAGCCAAGAAGCTGCCGAAAAAGCGGTGGAGTCGGGTCAGTATTTTTTTGAGCGTCCGGATGAGTCCCTTGCGGATGCTCTTGGTCTTCAGCCTGTCGCTCCTGTTGTCGTTAGTTCCGGTGTAAGCGTGGAACGCGACGGCACAGACAGATTCTTCGTGTACGACAAGAAGGGCAAGCGGTTTTCCATGTGGGCCGTTGACGCCAAAGAGTGCGTGAAGAGCGGCGATTTCTCTTGGACGCCTCCGGTGTCTACGGAAAACCCGCAGATGGCCCCGGAGAAAAAGGAAGAGGCGCAGAAAGCGGCCCCGGCGAAACCCGGAAGAGGGCGCACAAAGTAACGTAAGGCGCGTTTCCTTTCAACCACCAAAATGGATTCGTTTGTTTTTCGCAACGGGTCCATTTTTTATTACTGATTAGGGCGGAATGAAGCGTGTCTGGAAAACCTTCGTATATTCCTGATGAAATATGGGACGCGGCGAAGGCGGTGAGTTGTAGGTTCGCTTCCGATGCGGAGGTGCTGCGCCTTGCGAAATCATTGGTGCGTAGGCAGCGCGGAAATAAAGGCAAGGCCGGCATGGGACACAACAATTAACGACCCGGACCCCGGCATAAAGGTTCTGTTTGATCCCGGCGCGTTCGGCGGGCCAGATACAATCATAACAGCGGCAAATCGAAGCGGTCCCGTATGGGAGCAATTTACGAATAGACAAGCCAGCGCCGTAGAGCAAGCCATTTCATGGGATAACTCTTGTGTTTCCAAATTATCGTTGGGCCGCGATTTTGTGCTCAACATAGGGGAAGCCCTCATCATCGAACAGCAAGCGGCCCTCCCTACGGGCGGAGCGGCGTTCTTTGAGATAGCTTGGGAAGAGGATCGCATTGACGCGGGCTATGTCGTTGGTGGTTCCGTCGGCCTGTCTGGCAGTCCCGTCAACGGTGCAAAGGTTTTGTTGGTGACCGCTTCTGACAACGCTATGCCTTCTCCAGAAGTAGAGACTTTGATCACGGGCGCTCCTGGAACATTCTCCAAGACTTTGGCTAGTGGCGTGAAGGCGGCGGTATTCGTCCAACATGAAAACGGCGGTACAAAATACACTGACGAGGGCAAACCCTTCATCGAGAAGGTATAAATGGCGTACACCCCACCCCCCTCAAATAATATTGCGTTCAGCCTTAAAGCGTTTACGCCTCCAGCTTCAAGCGCGATTGCTTTTGAGCTGGAGTCGGGCTCACCCGCTGTCGTAGGTACGGCGCACGTATCCGCGTCAGCGTCAATAGCCGTATCTGGGAAAAAGGCGGTTACACGAAGCGCGGCGGATTCGGTATCTGCGGCGTTGTCGGTAGTCGGCACAAAGTCCGTTTCTCGTACTGTTTCTTGTGGTGCTACCGCAAGCCTCGCAACAGCCGGGAAGAAAGGGGCCGGGAGTTCGATTTCTAGCACCCTTGCTGCGTCGTTGGTTGTAGCGGGCATAAAAAAGATTCAGGTTTCGGTAGGCGTTACTGGCCGCGCTTCTATTTATGTTGAAGGCGTAGTGACGGAAGGCAAAACAGGAACGGCCCATGTAGCGGCTTCTGCCGGGGTTTCTGTTAGCGGCTTTAAAACCGTTTCTTCCTCGTTTACTTTGGCCCTTCCAGGCGTAGCCTCTTTGACGGCTTCTGGAAAGAAAGGAATTACAGAAGCCCCGGTTCTGGCGGCTTCTGCGACTTTGGGTTGCGCGGGCTATAAGGCGATTTTGGGCGGCCTATTTATTGGGGCCGATTGCGGGGTTGACGCAGAAGGGAACAAGGGCGCGTTCGGGCTGGTTGAAATTCTAGCCAGGGCCAAAGTTAGCAAGGAACCCGTAATTCCCATTATAGATGCGGACCTTTTGGCGGCGATTCTTGAGATTAACGTGAGTGGCGGGGAGATTACGGCGGCTTTGTTGAATCAAATCCTTACAACGAACATTTTGCTAGTAACCCCCACAGCTAACGCTACAAACGCTTTGGCCGGAAATACCACTCAAATTTTAATAGTGAAGGATATGGAGGACGTGTTATGACGGAGTTTGTAGTTGGCGATAGCCGACCCTATCCGGTACAGCTTACCATTAATGGCGCACCTTTTGAGATTGATCCTCTTACGGATACGGTGAAAGCGGCCATTATTTCTACAGAACGCAACCGCCTGTTAAGTACGTCCTCCATTAGCGTTACGGATGCGCTGCCGGGGTCCGATTGGCTTGCTTCTAAGGTGGTTGTGAAGTTTCCCAGGTCCCAGACCGCATCAATTAAAAAAGCAACTCCAGCGATACTGGAGATTCAGGTGACGTTTAACGGCCTAGAAGAAGATCAAACAACTTGGGACGACTGGACTTGGTTTATTCCCGTTGAACTTGTATTGTCCCAGATAGCTTAGGAGGGCGTATGGTTCTGGTAGTAGAAGATGGCTCCGGGATCGCTGGAGCAAACAGCTATGTTTCTTTGACGTATTTGAACGAATACCATTCCATCAGGGGCAACACCAAGTGGGATGACTTTCTTGAAGAAGAAAAGGAAGCCGCTGCGATTCGGGCTATGATGTATATTGAAACATTCCGGTATCGTGGGACAAAGTTGAATGTTCTACATTCGTGTAAGTTTCCTCGCGTGGGCGTTGTTATGCGCGACGGCCTGGAATGGCCTTCCACCGAAGTCCCGGAAGCGGTACGCCAAGCTCAGGCAGAAGGCGCTTTGCGTGAATTGACTTCCCCCGGAACATTGTTGCCGGATTGGGAACCGGGCAAAGGGCCGAAGCGCCGGGAGAAACTAGGCGATATGGAAGACGAATGGTTCAAACAAGACCCGAATGAAGGGAAGTATCCTTTCCAGTCGATCCTTCGGCTTCTGGGGGATTTTATTGTTGATCCTACGGTGGATGGGTCCAAGGTTCTGTATGTGTTTGACGTTGAACGCGCTTAGTCAGAGGGAGCGAGCACATGGGAAAATACGACGATTGGAGATTGGCCGCAGAAGCGAAGGTTGCCGCAAAGGGAATTTCTTGTATTTTAGCGTATGACGCCAGTTCTGGGACGGAACCGGACGATGACGGCGAAGTGACGCGAGACATAAAGGAAATTCGCTTTCCAGCAGTAATTCGTGCGTTTTCTTCCAAAGATTGGGCTTTTACGAAAGTTGATGACTTTTACGCCGTAATGGAAAATGACTTTTACCTCCTAGCTGGCGCAGAGAGCTTCGAGAAGGCGGGGCGCAGACCTTCTGCTGGCGATACCGTCCGCGTGCCTACGGGCATGGCGGGAGCCAGCAATGATTACATCGTAGTAAAGGCGAACCCCTTTGCCCCGGACGGCGAACCGATATACTGGCCTATGATACATTTACGTTCCAGGAGCTAACATGCCGATTATTTATCCAGATAATGTGAAATCCGCCCGAATGACGGCGGTAAAGACCGCGTTGGGAACGGACGGCAAATTGGAAGTCGGGTCAACCGGAATGACCGTTTTGATCGCGGAAGTTCCCCTGGGAACGGGCGGAACGGTTTCTTCAGCAGGGGTATGGACTCTTGTAGCAAGCGCGGTTTCCGATCCCGCAGCAAACGCTACCGCCAGGGCCAGCGAAGCGCGGTTGCGTAGTTCTGTAAACGAAGACGTGGTGACGGGCCTTACGGTAGGTTTGAAAAGCGCCGCAGCCCCGGCGTGGGCGGGAACAACCGCCTATTCTTTGGGCGCTTTCGTAACAAACGGCGCTAATCAATACAAGTGTATTACGGCGGGAACTTCAGCCGCTTCTGGCGGTCCTACGGGCCAGGGCGCAACTATTACAGACGGAACGGTTACTTGGGAATATTGTTCAGTAGCCAATGCCGACATTCAGGTTTCCAACGTAGACGTTACTTTGGGCGAAGCCTTTCAGATAGATTCCGCGTCCATTACGCATGCGTAATTGGAGGGATTATGGCTTTTAGAAATGTTTCGGCGGTAGCTTCACGACCTACCCACTTTTCAAAACAAGAGCGTTTCAGCGGTAGCGCGGGGAAAGCGTTTTCAGTAAGCATTGATGACTGGTGTAAAAAGGCGGGAGTTAAGATGGGGGTGGCGGTCAAGAAGATCGTTATTGATATTTTCTCCCGCGTGATTATGCGTACTCCTGTGGATAAGGGCAGGGCCAGATCGAACTGGGTGGTGGGTCTGAACTCTCCTGCGGCGAATGCTTCAAGCCGTCTTGATACGGATAAAGGCCCCGTCACTCAGGATGGTACGGGAAAGTCCAAAGCAAAAAGTCGAATGATAATGAAAGTCAAAACAGCAAATGTAGAAAACACGAAAAGCTACATATTGACGAACAACGTCATCTACGCTATAAGACTTGAATATGGGTGGAGTAGGAAACAGGCCCCGGCTGGGATGGTACGCATTACCATCCGTGAATTTAACAGAATAGCCCAACGAATTGCCGCAGAAGTTAAAAAGGGCAACATCGTTATTGATACATAATGGAAAATTTATACTTTACCATAATGAAGTTGGGAATAGCTACTTTGAAGACGTGGGCGCTTACGCAAACCCCCGTTCCCGGTATTGCTGAGCCCAATCGTATTTTCAAGCCCCCGGTAGGATTGCCGTGGGTTCGTGTAGATTTTCTTCCTGCCCAGCCATGGCCCGCAGGTTTAGGCGTGGACGCCTTGAACGAGAATAAGGGCCTTTTCCAGTTTTCCGTACATTACCCCTTGGACGACGCATGGGGGAAGCCCACTAAGATGGTGGATTCCCTTTGTGCCGCATTTAAGCGCGGGACGCGCTTGGTGGAGGGCGAGTGTGCGGTTACGCTTGAGAAAGCGTGGCCTTCGGCGGGTTGGCAAGACGGCTCTTTTTTCATTACACCTATTTCTGTAGCATGGAATTGCTACGCCACCAATTAGGAGGTTATTATGGGATTCGCAACTGGTGGATTTCACGGGCTTTCGTACGTGCCGGAAGTTACTATGGGTGTTACGCCCGGTACGCCGTCTATGAAGACCGTTCGCCACACAAGCTGTTCCTTGGGCCTTACCAAGGAAAGTTTCCAGTCCAACGAACTTCGCTCTGATCGTCAGATTTCCGATCTTCGCCACGGCGCGAAGAAAGTGGAAGGCGAAGTGGCTTTTGAACTCTCTTATGGAGCGTTTGACGACCTGTTGGCCGCAGCCTTTTTCGGCGCTTGGAATACCGACGTTCTGAAAGCAGGCACCACGTATCAGTCGTTCACGATGGAACGTCGTTTTACAGACATTATCCAGTACCAGACGTTTACTGGCGTCCTTGTAGACTCGATGAGTTTGAACATCACTCCGAATGGAATGATCACTGGTTCTTTTGGCCTTGTAGGCATGGGAACCGCTATCGCTGGGACTTCCCTGGGTACGCCCGCAGCCGCAGCCGCTAACTCGCCTTTTGACGGTTTCGGCGGCGCGTTGAAGGAGGGTGGAACCACTATCGCGGCCATTAGCGCGATTACCCTGGAACTCCAGAACTCGTTGGATCCTTTCTTCGCGCTGGGTAGCGATTCTGCGGTGGACATTACCGCAGGACGTTGTCAGGTGAGCGGAACGGTAAGCGCGGCCTTCGCCAACGTAACTCTGCTCAACAAGTTCATTCTGGAAACGGAATCCTCGTTGGAAGTGGAACTGTCCGACCCGTTGGGCAATTCGTTGACGATCCTTTTGCCCCGTATCAAGTATTCTGGCGGCGATATTCCGGCCCAGAATGAAGGCCGAATCGTTATGAACATGCCCTTTACGGCGCTGTTGGATTCGGTTTCCGGCACAAACATCCAGCTTACCCGTGACGCGGTGTAAGTAAACCACATTAAGACTTAAAGGAGAGCGGCAATGGAAGAGAACATGAATCAGAACCCGGTTATGGAATCTTTGGACCTGGGCGATATCCAGGACAACATCCTTGGGGTGGCCGTGTTAAACGTACGGCACCCCCAGACCGGAAAGTTGACGGGCGCTACTATCACGCTGTACGGCCCGGATAGTACCGAATCGCAGGAACTGGACGCCAAGCTGTCGGACAAGCGCCTTCAGCGTATCCAGCAGCGGGGCGGTCAGAAGATTTCCTCCACGGAACTGAACGAAATGATGCTGGAAAAGCTCGTGGGCCTTACGCGGGGAATCTCCAACTTCTTTGTTAAGGGCGAAGTCTACGCTTCCACCAAAACGAACATCTACAGCCTGTACCACGGAAATCCTTGGCTTCGGGAACAGGTCCAGGACTTTTTGGAGGATCGACGCAATTTTTTCAAGGAATCATAGTCGGCCTGGGAGAAGCCGTCTATGCTAGAATGGTGTGGGATTATCCTGATAAAGACGGGGCAACACTACGCCAACACGTTGAAAATCTTAAAACCCAGAACCTTCCGATGGATCTTTCTGGGTATCCGCAACCGCCAGAGGTCCCATACGGGGGTGAATTCGTATGGGACCTTTTTTGGAACTTACGGAACGGAATTGGTGGGAATGGCTTTTCTCCGAGTCCCATTTCCTATTTAGAACTTCAAGCCTATATCCAAGTGACTGGCCTTCGTTTGTCTCCCTTTATGGTAGATGCTGTGCGGTACATGGACGCGAAGTATATGGAACAGATAGGTAAAAAATAAACGGAAGGTGATGTTATGTCTGGTGGCTACGATCTTGCTTCTTTAGGTATCGAAGTGCGCTCTGACGGCGTTCTTGTGGCTACCAAAAACTTGAAGGAAATGACCAGGGCCGCCAGAGATGCGGAAAAGCAAACAAAGGATACGGGAAATGCGGCCAAGGGCGCTTCCTCTTCGTTTGACTCCATGTCGCGTTCTATGTCCTTTATGTCCAACGTCTTGAAGTTGGAACTGTTACGGCGTGCCTCAGATATTATGTACGATCTGGGAAGGAACGTCTTCAAGGCCAACCTTGAAATGCAATCCATCAACAACACCTTTAAGGCCGCTACGGGGTCCGCTTCCCTGGGCGCGCAAGAAATGCAATTCCTTCGGGACGAATCGAAACGGCTGGGCCTGGACCTCGTGACTGCTGCGGACGCGCACAGAACGCTTACGGCGGCTGCGCGGGGAACCGTATTGGAAGGGGAGCAGGCCCGTAACATCTTCCTGGCCGTAGCAGAAGCCAGTACGGTTCTTGGTTTGTCTTCCCAGAAAACGGAAATGTCTTTATATGCCCTCCAGCAGATGATCTCCAAGGGCGTTGTCTCTATGGAAGAACTTCGGCGTCAGTTGGGCGACCAGATTCCTGGCGCGTTCCAAATCGCGGCGCGTTCGATGGGTATGACGGAAAAAGACTTCAACAAGCTGGTAGAATCGGGCCAGTTGTTTACAAGCGACTTTATGCCTGCTTTCGTAAAGGCGATGCGGGAACAGTTCGCCGGGGGCGTGGAAGACGCTTCCCAGTCCGCACGAGCGGAATTGAACCGCTTTAACAACGCAATTCTTGAGCTGAAACTTGAGATCGGAAACGCTGGCTTTTTTACCGCCATGACCGAAGCCTTGCGAGACTTCGCCAAAACCCTTGACGACCCCAATATGAAAGAGAATATGCGGGCCTTGGGCGAGTTACTTGGAAAGTTGGTTTCCGGTACGGCGAATTTTGCGAAATACGCAAGCGTGGGTTCTGTTTTGGGGACTCAACAGAAAATGCGGGACTTGGTAGCTTCGGGCGACATGTCGGTTGATGAATATGACCGTTTGTGGGATAAGCAGGGCGGCTGGATGGGCGTAAAAAACCTGGGCACGAAATCCATAACAGAGGATTTGGAAAATCAGTACGAAGTCCAGGTGCGTGTTAATCAGTTGTTGAAGGATCGGGAAGAAAGGCAAAAGGAAATTGCCCGACTTTCTAACCCCGCCCAAATGTCCAGGGAACTGGAACAGGCGGCTGCGGAATCTTTGGGAATCGCCCAAAGAGAAAAGGACCAGCAACTGCGTTTGAACGAAGCGCGGGAAAAGGGTTTCGATGAATGGAAGAAGTCCATTGCGAATATCGACGACAAGCAACGGGCCATTAATAAGCTGAACGACGATTACAACGCCAAGATGGTTACTGGTATTTCCGCCCTTAAAAAGTACGGCCTGAGCGAAGAACAGGCCAAGGCCCTTTCCGAAGGCCAAAACATCGTAGGGATGGACGTATTGTCCCCGGAAGCGCGCAGGGCGGCAGAACAGGCCAAAGAGCAGTTTGCGATGGCCAAGCAGTACCGGGACAAGGAAGAGCAGGACATTATTGATAGGGAAGATCGCACTTCCAAGAAGGCGCTGGACGAAGCGAACAAGCGCCAAAAGAAGATAAACGACATAACCCAAGACCTGGCCAAGCTGACGATGAGCGACCTGGACCGGGAGTTGTTGAACATTGATCTTAAATTCGCAGAAGTGGCCGCAGAGTTGGGGAATATCCCGCCGCAACTCGTCCAGTGGCGCGATCTTCAGCGGGAATTGGTCCAGCAGAACTTCGCAGACGCGATGCGGGACGCCATGAACGATTACGCGATCCAGCTGAAAGAGGCAGAAGTGGCTACCTCCGGTGTCGGGGCCGCTGCCTTGGAGGTTTTCTCGCTCCAGGCAGAGAAAGCAAAGGAACTGACAAACATTCGCAAAGAATACTACCGCGTAGGTGCGGACAACTCTTTCTACGAAGAACTGTCCGCCATCGTAGCAAAACAGTTTGATTTACGGATTGGCGCTGCTGAGTATGCCGCTTCTTGGGAAGAGGTATCCAAGCGCCTGGAACACGTAAAGTCTTTGGCCGATACTACGGGCCAGGGAGTTTACCAGGCCAACAGGGACGTAATTCAATCGCAGCTGGATATGGTTCGTGGGGACGTGTTGTTAGACCCCATTATCAAAGCGCGTCAAGAAATGGAACTAATGGTGCGGTTGGCGGTACTTGAAAGGGATTACCGGAAAGACATCGCAAAATCTATGGCGGACGCTTACGGGGTCCGGGCGGAAAGGCTTGCTAGTGAAGGCAAAGTTTCTGGAATGTACGAGAACCGGATAAAGGCGCTCAACCAAGAAAAGGAAATAGCCAACTACAGCTACCAGTCCGCTGCTAACTACGCGGAACAAGCCCATTACTTGGAAATACTCGCTCAGCTTTCTGAGCAAATTCGGGATATGGAAGCAGAGAAGTCTTTGAGTTTCTCTGCTTTGGCTTCTGGTGGAATCTCCGAAGGGACTACGGACGCCCACCAAGAAATCGTGAGCTTCTACAAAAACTCTCTTCCTGACGCGGTACGGGCAGCGTCTTCCTCCTTTGCGGAATTTGCGAGGGAAGTTGCTATGGGTAACGCCACCGCCGGGGATGCCTGGAGGGCGTTGGGCAATATCGTTACCGATGTTTTGTCCAAGATGCTGGAAGACATGATTCGTGTTCAGCTTCAGATGGCTATTATGGGAATGGCCAATTCTCTTATGGGCTCTTTCTCCGGGGGATTCAATGTAGGCGGGGCGGCAGGAACGTCTACAGGAACAGGCGGCGGCTACAATATGGGCGGGGGCCGCGTTACTGGTCTTCATGACGGCGGTATCGTTGGAACAGACGCCTCTTTCTACCGGAACGTGGACATGTCTATGTTCGCCAATGCCCCGCGTTTTCATAAGGGCCTTATGCCTGATGAGTTCCCGGCGATCCTCAAGAGGAAAGAGGGAGTGTTCACGGAAGAGCAAATGAAGGCACTAGGTGAGGGTTCCGGTGGGCGTCAGCAGGGAATGACCGTAAATATCCACGAAGCGCCCGGAACGTCCGTACAGGCCAAACAATCGCCAGACGGCATGTCCGTAGACGTTATTGTGGAGATGGTAGAGAGTAGAATGCAACAGCGGGTAGACCACGGAAGGTCCGGAGTAAGCAAAAAGAGAGCATACTTATGATAAACTGGCCAGCCGACTTGCCGCAGGTTCCCGCAAGGAACTATGACGAGGAAATGGAAAGCGGCATACAGGGTCCGGAAGAGGCCCTGTATGCCGAACGCATTCGGACGTATCCTGATCATGGAATGTCTTTTGGTTTTCGGGTATCTATGGAGCAATGGCGACTTCTGCGCGGATTCTATATCAGCGGGACTACCTATGGACGCCAGCCGTTTACGGCCCCGTGGTTAGCGGGTCTTGGGTTTACGCACCATTATTGTAGATTCAAGGAACCGCCCACTTTAAGCGGCAATTCCAAAATTGAGGGTAGATTTGACGCAGAAATTTCGGTAGAAGTTAGTTCAGGCGTTCCTATGAGTGGTAGCAATATAACATATGGGAGTGGAGCATAATGGCAGAATGGCCCGCACAGCTACCCGCTCCAAGCAAGGCGTTTTCTATAAGTTTGGGAACAGGTACTGTAACAAGGAAAGCCCAGTCTGGTAGGACGGAGCGTTTGTGTTGGGGTAGCGGATTTCCTGATACGATTACGTCGCAGTTGCGCATTCCACAAGACCAGTTAGCTACTTTTCAGAGTTTTTTTAAAACTTCCTTGAATAGGGGATTGAACTGGTTTACGGCGTATTGGTTGCCGACCTTTGGCTATGTAAATCACGTAGCGAAGTTTGGGGCTTTACCAAAGAGGAAGGGCGTGGGACCGTTGTATTGCGACTATTCTGTTACTTTTTTTATCATTCCGGCAGCGCAGTGTCCCCCAGACACTTCATGGCCTTAATTCAAGGAGGGGTTTATGGCTTGGACCAGCGGAACGGCAAACAACTATCTTCATTTATTGGAGTTGTTGCGAAACTATTTAAGCGCGAACGGGTATACAATACTCCATTTTAGCACTACGCAATTTTATTGTAAAGGGCCGGGGCTTGAGGGCCTTGACGAGATTTATTGGGGAATAGACACTTTTGAAAACTCTGGAACTGGGCACTGGAACTGGGAACTTGCCGGTTCCGTGTCGTATAAGGAAGGACGGGGGGGGATATCGCACCCAGGCGGCAATAGGGGCCACTACATGTTTTTATGGAACCGAGCAATACCCTACTGGTTCGCGGTTAATGGGCGACGTGCTATAATTTTGGTCAAAGTTGGAACCGTATTTCAAATGGCTTATATGGGACTGGGGTTGCCTATAGGGACTTTCGAACAATATCCATACCCCCTAGTAATCGGTGGATGTTCTTCTTCCAGAACATCCAATTATAGTTCTACCGGAGCCACCAATACTTTATTTTTTTCTACTAATACGGGGGACAACGGAACAGCAGGCGCTACCCAGGGACGCTTTCTTGTTCCGCAGGGGGTGTGGGTAGGAATGAGCAACACGGGGTCTAACTTTAATATGATATGCC